ACGCAAGGTTTGGAGTCCAGTTCAATGCACCAAGTTGTGCAACGTAGTCGATGAACTTCTCAGCGGTGTTAGCGCCAGAAGAAGAACCAGCAGTTGCAGAAGATGCGATAGCGTTAAGATAATAAGTATCTTCAGCCTTTTGGAAATCTTCAATCAATGACTGCTGAAGGTATGCTTGTAAGAATGGCAAATCATCAATCATTTGACGAGATACCTTAGCATAACCAGCGATAAAAGACAATGCAGTGTTTACAACTGTTACATCGTAATCAACTTGTGGCTTTGCAGAACCTTCAGTTTGCTTACCGAAAGAACCTTCACCTACTGGAGTGTTACCACGAGGGAAAGACACAGAACCAGTTGATACTGGGATGATGTTAAACACACTTCTAAGGTGTGGGTTAACGAAAGAACGCAACGCTGGGTTATCAACGTAAGAAACGTAAGCATCACCAGTCAAGTTGCTTGACAACAACATTGTGCCAACTGTTTTCAAATCAATGTCAGCAGAGAACCCCTTGCCATTGTTACGAACCGCAGCTTTGATCTCGTTGTAACCTTTCTCGATTGCATTACCAATCTCAGCTTTGATGTTGTGGATATGCTCAGAGTAAGACTTAGCAACTTTTCTCTCAGCGTTTGCGCTCAACTTACCGAAAGCAGCCTTAGCGTCTTTCACTTCAGTCAATGCTTCAGCAAGAGTTTTGTTAGACTTCTCCATTTGCTCGTTGATTTGCTCTACCTTAGAGTCAAATGCCTTTGCAGCCTTCTCGGTTACACTTGCAACCTCAGCTTTTTGTTCTGCCAATTTTGATTCGAGGGCAGATTCGAATGCTTTTAAATCGCTCATTTTTTAGATTTTATTAATTATTGATATAAATGAACCCACTGGCAATTCAGCTTCTTTTTGCTGCGGCTCTGTCGCAATGACTGGAGCAGTGCTACTCATCATCTCTATTGCTTGTGCGAGTTGTTTTACTTTTATTAAGCATAGGTCGATTGTCTCATCTGTGACATCGCTATCACGGATAAACTTCTCGAATGCTTTGATTTGATCTTTTACTTGTTCTACGTTACCCATATTTTTTAATCCTAATAATGGTGTATTCTCATTTGCACCCCAAGCGGTTAAACTTGAGCCTTCAAATAGCATCACCTCGTGTATCTCATTAGCCTCACCACTCTTTTGCTCTCTTAGTGTCCTAAAGCCAATAGAATGCTCACCAATGAGTCCAGACTCCACCATCTTAATAAAGTCCTTACCAAGTTGGTGTGTGCCAACCTTGGACTCGTAATAGAGTCCGTAGCTATCTTCTTTTAGACTCAACAACTTACCTAAAGGTTTAGATGGGTCGTGGTTTAGTAAGTGCTTAATCCTTTGCTTACCTTCAACACCCCAATCTTGGATAGAACGCTTAAATGCACCTGGCATCATAATGTCGCCATCACTATCCACCATACCAAAGGCAGAGAAGTAACCACTTACTACCCCACTTTTCGCATCAACATCTTTTACTTCTAACCCAAAAGATTTGTAATTGTAAATCATATTTTTATTCGTTGTATTATCGTTTTTAATTGTCTCTTCCTTCTCTCTCTCCTCTGCCAAATAAGCCCTATAAGCCGAGTCGGCATTCTCCCTTGTAGTATAGATACATTCACCATCGCCTATTCTATATTTTCCGTTTGAACAAAGTGTTACTGGCATCTTATTCTATTGTTGCGGCATCAAGCCTTGGTTTTAAAATTAATCTCCCATTCCTATCACGTTTTGGTATAAAACCAATCGCACATCGGCAATTGATTGTAAACCCAGCTGGTGCGGTTATATCACCAGGTTGCATTGCACTAACTTGTTGCCCTTCCTTACCCACCGATGTAAATGGCTCATCATAAGCAACCACCACACCATCAAGCGCAACGTGATCAAAAGTATCCTCTGGTATACGCCTTGTCCTACTATCTCTCGCACTTATCCATTGCTTATCCACCTCAAAGTCGTGTGCCTCCGCTCCTTTCATCGCACCTATGTTACTTGCTCTCATTACCTCGGTTCTTGCTATCCTTCTTGCTCTAAAAGCTGAGTAATTTAACTGCTCATCGCTCTTTAGTAATCTTACAATCTCCTCAATGCTCAACCCTTCGTTTATACCCTTAGTCACTATATCATTCATCTTCTTTTTTGTAGTAGATGTAATGTCGGCAACTAAAGTAAATCCTTGTTGAAATAAAAATTCAATCACCGCAGTTGTCCACTCCTTATTAAATCCAAAAGTGTCAGCTTTACGATTTGCCTCAATCTTTAGGACTCGATAAGTGGCATTACCAAAAGTTACCACAGTTTCCTTATACATTTGTTCAAAGAGCCTCGTTATCTCCTTATCCCACACATCCAATCCCAACCTACTCCTCGCACCACTCACACCATATCTATTCACATCACCAGCAAACTTAACAAACTGCTTATATATGCTATCTTTTAGTTTGTTAAAGTATTTAGCCTCTATTTCCCTCCTCAACCGCTCCACTTTGAGCCAATATGTCTCTCTCTGCTTTGCGTTCATTTTCTTCTTTTAATTTCTTAAATAATGACCTACGAACCTTGTTCATCATCTCTCGCTCCACTTGACAATTCCTCTCGCTCAATGTCTTGGGATATTGTGTCATCACTTGAGTCCATAGTATCACTTCCGTTTGTGTCATCGTAAGTTAAGTCCATTGCTACTTGATCTAACACCACCAAACCTTGGTTAACATATGAATACTCATACGCACCAAACTTAGGCTCGTAGTTCATTGCCACTCGCTTCTCATCCATTGTTAGCCAGTTCGCATCACGCAACACACGAGTCATTCGCTCCATATCTTGTTGCATCTCTGGGATTGATGTAATATCAAAGTCGATATATACATCCTCACCATATATTGGGAGCAACCACCTATTTAACTCATCTCTCAAAGTGCTACACAAAGGAATGATAGTGTTAGTCATCATATCCCTCAAAGCATTTTGATAGTTGTTGTAAGACGTTGTATCGGTGTCGAATAATACTTGAGGCAACCCAAACACACGACACCATTGTTGCAATGACATCTTTAAAGTACCCATCAACTCCATATCAACCGATGATAGTCCAAAATTAAGGTAATCCCAAGGAGTTTGCAACACTCTTATCGCTCCCTTGTTATCTATACCATTTAAATCATCATTCACTGCTCTCTTGATGATATTTGCTTGTTCAATTGTAAATTGAGCCACATTTGTACCAATTGGCTTAGGCACAATCGCACCTTTTGCCCCACCATTGCCAGTCATAGCAGCACTTGCATCGTGAGCATTATTACTCATTCTTAGGGTAGAATATGATGCTCTAAGAGGAGATAAACCCCTCATATGTGACCTGGTCACATCATTAAAATCGGGATTCCAACTTTTCCAAGCACAAACCTGATTCTTTGGTATGTCGATACTTTGTGAAACCATTAATTTATAACCCAATAAACCATATAAGTCCCGTGGGTCAGGGTAGATGTCGAGGAATTGGGTTGGAAGAACGTTAAGTTCGAGAAACTTACCACCTTGTATGTTACCATTGTTGCCGTATATGTTACCTTCACCAGATAAGATGCGATAGCCAAATAAATTTTCTAAGAATTGGTCTTGTGCTTGATATTGGTTTGGATTCTCTAAAAGTTTTGCCAAATCGCTATCCATCACGATATTGTCCGAGTAAGCATTTTTGCGTTCAATCATTGCTTTCTCGAATGCACCCTTATTGCTCAACCCCTTTGTGAGTTGCTTATATCTTAGTAGAGAAGTTTTTGCCTTCTCACCTTTATTTAATTTGTAAACGTACCAAGGTACACTTGCGGCTTTCCTTGCAAGAAATGACACGATAGCGTAAACATCGGCATTGCCTAAATATCCCTCATCAACGTAACTTTTTGACTGATAATTTTGAAGCACCGCACCATTAATCTGCTTCAAAGCATTGTTGCTAATATTTTGCAAAGGGTCTAAGCCTTTCTGCCTTTTAAAAACATCAAATAAACCCATTCTTTTTTATATTACACCCCAAGTCACACTTGGAATGGTTAATTTACTGAATATAGCATATCTCATCGCATCTGCGATATGATCATTGAATTTTACTGGTGCATCAAGCTTATTTCCATTCCTATCCGTTTTCCACCTGTAATTCTTTAACTCTTTTAACAAATTTAACGATTCGTGCTCAATTATCAATGGAGTTCCTTTCACCGTTCTTATCCCCTCGGTCACATCTTTATTGGCTGATTTTGCGTTAAAGCCATTTCTTACCAACTCCTCAATTGTTTTAGGCTCTGCCGCATCACAATAAATCTCATCGTGTGAGTTTAACCCCAATCCCTTTAGCTTTTCAATAAGGTCATTCGTTGTCAACTTCGCCTCGTAGATTAATTCCTTACAATAAGCAGCATTTTCAACAAAAACAACCTTCACCAAGGCAGTTGGCACGTTAAAACCAAAATCCAATCCATAAACCACCTCACCATCCTCTGGGAATTGCTCCGTTGTCTTCCAATGCGAATAAATTAAATCTTGTGAGAGTCCACGCTCACCCAAGCCATAGATTTGCCAGTAATTAGGGTCGGCATCTTTCATCCTTTCAAGTTCTAATACCAACTCTTTTGGCAAGAATGGATTGTCTCTAAAGGTAGTGATGTGAAAGTCCGCATCATCACGAGGTATGACGGAGTCATAAATCCAAGATGATAAGTCAGAAGGGTTATAGTCAATCACTATCTTACCCTCCGTTCTCATAATTAACTGCATCCAAGCCTCATAACTTAACTCATTAGCCTCATTGCAAAACAAATAGTTTCTCGCTCTACCCCTTATCTTTTGTGGCTGGTCAGCACTAACAAACTCAATAATGTTTCCATTAAGGGAATAAATTTGGTCGGTTTTATTGTGGTTATCCTCACTATAAATGCCAAGCCTTGAAAGGATATCAATGAAATCCCTTAAAACAGTTCCCTTAATGCTCGGAAGCGATTGCCTCACAATCGTTAAGGTCTTGCCATTCTCTTGCAAAAGCTTTACAACAAACCAAATGAGGATATTGTAAGTCTTGCCAGAACGTGATCCGCCTTGCATCACAGTTATACGCTTTGTGCTATCACTCAGTAATTCAAAGACCTTGTTAGTTTGAAGCTTTGCATCCATTTTCAAGTATAAAAAAAATTCTAATTCGTTATTTCGGTTTCAAAAGTAGGGTCAAAATAGGGGGTCATCGTATAAGTCGAGTTTTGGTTGCCTTTTAGTTTTGGTGGTATCAAAAATGGGAGGGATATAAACCCGACCCCCTTTCGATTTCCTAAAGTACCCCCCTCATCGTATGGCTACTCCTTTGAGTAGTCGGATAATAGGTTACTTCGCCCTATAATTAACATTATGTTAAGTAGACACCTAACTCACTCATTATCAACTCCTCCCCCACCCTATCATTATGCGACCTTTTCCATTTGTGGCTTCACCACTTCTACACTCACTTGGTTGAGGTTGCCCTCGATCTTGCTCTCAATCTTTTGAGTTGGCAACCCAACATAGTACGACATAAAGATTTGTAAAGCCTTTACATCACCCTTGGCAATCAATTCTTTAAGCTTCTCAAATGCAACAGTAGCCATCGGCGATAGCTTCTCAATTAGTTCGTACTCCTCCATCTTGCGCTTACGACCCGCTCCAGGTCTTGCGCCTCCAAGGTTTGGACTACGTTTCTTTATCAGCTTTTCGAGTGCTTCGTCCTTCATATGATTTTTGCTGAATATTCAGTTTTAAGATTCTTGACTATCAATTAAATGCTTTGGATTAACCACGAACTCCATATTGTGTGTATGCCCCTTCTCGTCCTCTACATTCCTCTCAAATATCCTTAGACGTACCCAACCATTACTTTGTGGGATAGTGTCTAAAAACGCCTTAAAATCACTTACAAACACATTGAGGTATAAGCAATTTTCTTTTGGGTTATTCTTGAGATAAAATCCTTTTTTTGCCACCATATAAAGTTAAGCTATAATCAATACACAAACTACCACTTTCCACAATGCTTGTTTATAACTTCTCGGCTCTACATTCCCATTTATTTACTATATCAAGTATTGCCTCGTTGACTCTTGACTCATCATCAAACGTAAGCATCACTCTTATAGGCTCATTGGTGTACTTAGCAACTGCTTCCTTTACACCTTGATATAATTCTATTGTCAACTCATCACCTATCTCAATGTAAGATGCAATCTTATCAACCGAATAAATAATCGTTGAATGATGAGCATCAAGATAATAAGCAATATCCATAAATGTCTCTTTAAGCTTTACTCTGGCAACATAAGAAAATATATATCTTGGTAACACCAGTTTCCTATACCTATCCTTCCCCATTATCTTATCCTTGCTTTGTCCACTAACACTTGCAACAATGTCCATCAACTGATCTAAGTTCATTTTTTTTAGTTTTATAGTTTGTCATTTTATCACCTAAGAAATCTCAAGATTTTTACCACTAACACCAAAATGTGGAAACCGAGCCATCAAAGCCATCAAAAATCCCACTTCTTCCCTATATATATGTATATATATATATTATTATTATTATTATAATTTAAGAAATTTGATGGCTTTATTGGCATACACCTCCTAACGCATTGATAATCAATAAAGAGCGATAGCCAATAAACTTTTTTACTTGATGGCTTTTGATGGTCGTGTTGGCTATTTTTCGGCATATTTTTAGAACATATCATCATTTTTTATAATAGGTTCATACCCACTTGCCATCAACTTGCCATCATTTGCCATCAAAAAGCCATCACTTGCCATCAACTTTTTATTTTGATGGCTATCTAAATTGTGGATAAAAATAAATCTTCCGTGCTT